CGCTGAAGGTCGGCTATGACAGGTACAGCGCGCAGTATCTCGTCCAGGACATGAAGGCCGAAGGCTATCACATGGATGATGTTTTCCAGGGATTCAATTTGACCCCGTGCATCAACGACTTCGATGGTCTGCTGCGAGATGGCAAAGTTCACATCGGCGACAACGACCTGCTCAAGATCCACATGCTGAACGCGGCGCTCAAACGCGACGCGCAGACGGAGCGGGTCCGCCTGGTCAAGCTGAAGGCGACGGACCACGTGGACGGCATGGCTGCCGTGCTGGACGCCATGACGATGCGGTCGAAATGGTGGGGGGAAGTCGGCAGGCAGCTGAAGAACGAAAGGAGATAACAAGGCATGGGCCTTCTGGACCTCATTTTCGGAAAGAAAAAAGAGCCGGACAGCAAAGAGGTGACGTGGTTTAGGCTGCTCGACGGCTACAGGCCGGCGTTCCACAGCTGGGACGGAGAGATATATGAGCGCGAGCTGATCCGGGCAGCGATCGACGCCAGGGCGAGGCACGTATCAAAGCTCGAGGTGCAGATCATCGGAACGGCAAAGCCTGAGCTGCGCACAAAGCTGAAGCTCGGGCCGAACGAATGGCAGACGTGGTCGCAGTTCCTGTACAGGCTGTCGACGATCCTGGACATCAAGAACACGGCGCTGATCCTGCCGGTCATCGACAAATACGGCGACACGACAGGCGTGTGTACCGTCTGGCACCAGGAGATCGAACTCGTGGAGTCGAACGGCGTGCGCTGGATGCGGATCAGGTTCAAAAACGGCGAGTGGGGCGCGGTCGAGCTGGACCGCGTAGGGATCCTCACGAAGTTCCAGAGCAAAAACGACTTCTTCGGCGAGAGCAACAAAGCGCTGACGCCGACGGTCGAGCTCATGAACATTCAGGACCAGGGAATCGAGGAGGGCGTGAAGAACGCGGCCAGCTACAGATTCATGGCAAGAGTTTCGAACTTTACGGACAGCGAGGATCTGAAGAACGAACGGTCCCGTTTTACGAAGGAGAACCTGCGCGGGAGCGATCTTGACGGTGTGCTGCTCTGGCCGTACACGTACACGGATATAAAGCAGATCGAGACGAAGCCGTTCGTTGTGGATCCGGACCAGATGCGGCTGATCCAGGCGAACGTGTACAACTACCTGGGCGTGAACGAAGACGTGCTGCAGAACAAGGCAATCGGCGACATGTGGTCGGCGTTCTACGAAGGCGCGATCGAGCCTTTTTCCGTACAGTTCTCGGAAGTGATCACAAAGATGCTATATACGCCGCGAGAACGGCAGCAGGGAACGTACATCATGGCGACTTCAAACAGGCTGCAGTACATGAGCAATGCGGACAAGCTGAACGTGTCGGCGCAGATGGCCGACCGCGGACTGATGACGAGGAACGAGATCCGGGAGATCTGGAACCTGCCTCCGCTGCCGGCGGAGATCGGGGACCAGCTGCCGGTGAGAGGCGAATACTACTACGTCGGCGAGGAGTCGGACGGGAAAGGTGGAGACAATGCCGCAGAATAACATGCTGAGCAAAGAAGTGGAGCGAAAGCTGAAAGAGGGACGCGTCTTCCGCGACATGGAGATGCGTGCCAAAGAGGACGAGCAGTTCATCGTCGAGGGATACGCGACCACATTCAATGAGCCGTACGAGCTCTATAAAGACGCATACTTTACCCTGCTCGAGCAGGTAGACGCGAGAGCATTCGATGAATGCGACATGTCGGACGTGATTATGCAGTACGACCACGAGGGTCGCGTTTTTGCGAGGATCTCAAACAAAACGCTGCAGCTGAAGGTCGACGATCACGGCTTGAAGGTGCGCGCGGATCTGAGCGGCACGGAGATCGGACGCCAGCTCTATGAAGAGATCAAAGGCGGATATACGACGAAAATGTCGTTCGCGTTCAGGGTATCAAAGGACAAACAGGACGTGGTAGAGGACTACGACACGGGCATGACGATCGTGACGCGTACGATCCTCGGGATCTCGAAGACTTATGATGTGTCGGCAGTTTCGCTGCCGGCAAACGATGCAACGGAAATATCAGCCAGATCGTACAGCGAAGGAGTTATCGCTGAGATCAAGAAGGAGCGTCTTGCGGCTGAGGAGCGGCGAAGGGCCGCGGAAATAATCAAAGCCAGGATCAGGATCCTGGCGGACTAACGTACGAAAGGAGAACGAAATGTTCGAAAACATGACCACCCAGCAGCTGCTGGAAAGACGCAAGGCCATTAAAGCCGAGGCGGAAGGCCTGAACGACAACGAGAAGCTGGCAAAGCTCGAGGAAGAAGTCCGGGCGATCAATGACGAGCTCGAGGCTCGCCAGAAGAAGGAAGAGGAGCGCCGCAGACTGGCAGCGTCCATCGTCGAGGGCGCCGGTAGAAAGTTCGAAGCCGCTCCGGATGAGACGCATGAGGAGAAGGACATCCGCTCCAGCAAGGAGTATCTCGAAGCATGGGTCCGCGACGCCAAGAAGGGCACAGACACGGAATGCCGTGCCCTGCTCACCGTCAACGCTTCCGGCGTTGTGCCCGTACCGACCTACGTCGAGGGAAAGATCAGAACCGCGTGGGAGCGCCTCGAGATCATGAGACGCGTCCGCAAGGTGTCCTATAAGGGCAACCTGAGCGTGGGCTTCGAAGTGAGCTCGACGCCGGCTGCAGTCCACGACGAAGGCGACACCGCGCCGGATGAAGAGACACTCGTACTCGGCAGCGTGACCATCCTGGCCAAGTCGATTAAAAAGTACATCCGGATCAGCGACGAGGCGATGGATCTCACCGGGGAAGATTTCGCCGACTATATCGTTGACGAGCTGACCTACCGGATCTCCAAGGCTGCACAGGAAGCCCTGATCGGCCTGATCGCGACTCTGCCAGATACCGTGAGCACGACCTCCGTTTCTGCGGACGCCGTTCCGGCGCTCCGGACGTGAGCATCGTACCCACGCTCGCGGCTCACCTGTCCGACGAGACCAGAAAGAGCGAGACGGTCGTCATCATCAACAAGCTGACCGAAGCCGACTTCGAGGCGGCAAGAGTGCAGGCCAACTTCGCTGTGGATCCGTTCCGCGGACTCACGGTGCTGTACGACAGCTCGCTGCCGGCATACGAAGACGCATCCGAAGACGACGTCTGGATGATCGTCGGCGATCTGGAGATCGGCGCACTCGCCAACCTGCCCAGAGGCAACAGCATGGACATCGTCGACATCAAGTACGACGACAAGTCCGAGGCGGAAGCCGACCTCGTCAAGATCACGGGCCGCGAGTTCATCGGCCTGGGCATCGTGGCGGACAAGGCGTTCGCGCTGGCCACCAAGCCCGGCGCTTAGTCGGATGGCCAGGGTGAGGATCCTGGTCGGCGTCGCGGATAAATACACCGGCGCGCTCTACCGTGCTGGTCAGATCGTAGAGTTCGAAGACGGGCGTGCTGCGGAGATCTGCAGCACGCCTTATGCGATGCTCATAGACGATAAACCGGCGAAGAAGACCAGGAAAAAGAAGAAGGCTGCAGCTGATGCTTAGCTGATGGCTTATGTGGGCGGCATCTGTCCTCCTGCAGGCCGCCCACTTCAGAAGCAAGGAGGAAAACATGCTCGAAATTGTAAAGAAAGCGCTGCGGATCGCGACCGACGACTTCGACGACGAGATCCAGCTGCTCATAGACGCGTGCCTGGAGAACCTTCAGGGACTCGGCGTGATCGTGACGACGGAAACAAACGGGAGCATCACTTCCGCCCAGATCCGGCTCGCGATCGTGTCGTGGTGCAAGTGGCAGTTCGGTGAGAACGACGACCAGGACAAATGGCGGAAGATATACGACAGGACGCTCGCGGAACTGAAGATGATGACGGGCTATACGGACTGGGGGCTCGGAGAATGAAGACGCTTATAGCTGTGCCGTGCATGGACCAGGTGGCGGCTCCGTTCGCGCAGTCTCTGGCGTCGCTCGAACGGACGGGCGACGTGGTGATCGGCTTCGAGATCAGCAGCCTGATCTATAGCGCACGGAACAACTTCGCGAAGAAGGCCATCACCGAAGCCGCGGACGCGCTGCTGTTCTTCGACTCCGACATGACGTTCGAGCCGGACACGCTGAAGCGGATGGCTGCGCACATGGAAGCAGGCCTGGACATAGTCACGGGGCTGTACTTCAAGCGGAAGACACCGTTTACGCCGGTCCTGTTCAGCGAGCTGCGCCGGGACGAAAACGGCGCGATCCACTGGAAAGATATGAGCGACCTGCCGGACGGCGGGATGTTTGAAGTCGAGGGCTGCGGCATGGGTTGCTGCATGATCCGCAAGGACGTGCTCGTGAACATGCTGCTGAACTTCCGAACGTGGTTCACGCCGCTCGAGGGCCTGGGCGAAGATCTCGCCTTCTGCCTGAGGGCGCGCCAGCTGGGTTATAAGATCATGTGCGATCCGTCCATAAAGCTTGGCCATGTGGGCCAGATCACTGTGGACGAGTCGCTCTGGCGGGCGGCTGCCGCGCAGAGGAGGGGCTGAACATGGATCGCAGCATAGCATTTTTGCTGGTCGCGGAAGACTACAACGTGGACGCGATCGGGCAGAGGGTGCCGGTATATGCGGCGCGCTCTGTCTACGGCCAGACGGAGAGCATCACGCGGGCAGAATGGCACGCAGCCGGAGAGATGGGGCTGAAGCCGGACATCATGATCCGGATGTTCGCGCACGACTATAAAGACGAGAAGATCGCCATGCTGAAGAACAGCGAGGGCGATTTCGCGCCGTACGGCATCTACAGGACATACCGGACGAAGGATGACCGCATAGAACTCTATCTCGAATACAAGGCCGGGCTGAAGGATCAGCTGGAGTGGTGCCGGATCGTCACGGACGCAGACGGAAGACCGCTGCAGGATGCGGATGGCCGGCCGCTGGTCGTGGAGGGCTGACATGGCGGACGTTATAGTGCCGGAAGATCTCGCGGCGGCCATTTTAGACACGCTGCAGGAGTATGCCGGGCTCGTAGACGCGGACGTCGAGCGGGTCACGAAGGCCGTATCGGCGGAGACGCGCGAGAAGATCAAGGACAACGCCAAAAAGGTGCGGCTCGTCCGCACGGGAAAGTACCTGAGAAGCTGGCGGGTCAAGATCAAGGAACTGCCACACGGCATGCGGGCGACCGTATACGCGAGCGCCCCGCGCTA